ATAGTATTATATCCTTCAAAATAGGTCTGACGGTTGAAACGAAGTTCTGGTACACTCAGAGAGCTGCGCAGGACCAAAGCCTCCAGCTCGGCACGGGCGTCCTCACCGATGTAACCTCCGGAAACGCCGGGGATAAAGTCACCGAACTTGGCATAATTCTTAATCAATACTCCGCCTAGCAAGGATAGCAGGAAATTCGTAGAATCCTCCTTATCTTTGCGCAAAAAGTATTTGGTGAGCTTTTCTATATCAGAATTATCCATGTTTTCTAGAATCCCGATAAATATGCGCCCAATTCTTTCAGCTGTATTCTCTCCTTCTGTAGATGCGTTTCTTACTTGAAGAGCCAGTTTCTTTAATATATCAACAGAATCGCTCATTCTCCTATTACACGAAAAACAGTTCTATTAGATTTTAATTTCCCTTCACCGTTATAAAGTGGCATACCGCATTCTTTTAGGTAAAGCACGCATTCTTTCAGGTAGCGGTCAGCTATGCTACATGCATCGCTATACACCATCATCTTTTCCTTGAATACTGTATGACTGCTATATTCACCTTCCTTGTTCACGAAGCCAAAACGGGATACATTCCCATCTCCATTTTTGACAATACAGGCATAGGTATAATAAGCCAAAGCTACGCGAAGTCCAGTGATGATTATCTTCTTTTTACATTTAGTTTCATAAGTACCTCCGTCAAGCAGTAGCTGGTATTTTTCAGGATTTTTTTTCACGTCAAGGAACAGTTCGTCTCCCAACGCTGATTTGATGTAGATATTCTCCGACTCACGGATGTAGGTTTCTATCTTGTCAGGATCGAGATGTACAGACATTCCGCGAGACAAAGCCGATACCTCATCTGTTGTTATTAGATACTGCTGCATTTCGTACATACTTTAATGGTTCCACACTATAATCATTAGAGGGGTTGACTACTTCATACCAATAGCTGAATATACGGCTAAAGGTACGCTCTATTAAGCGTTGTTGCTTGCTTACGATAGAATTGTAATACTCGAAAGCATCTTCCAAAATATCGCCTGAGAATCCGACTTTACCAATACGGATGCAATACCATGGCTCTTGGCCATAAGCTGAATAAATACGTTCAACCACACTTGCGTCAGTAACGGTAAATTCTTTGTCGTAATTTTGTGAGTTCAGATTTATTATTTCAGGTTTTTCCTCATCGCTTTCTAAAGTAACTTCCATAATCTTTCCTGCATTCGTATCACCTTGCAACTGGATGAGTGTATTTGAGAAACTGTCGTCATCGTCTGTATCTTTCACTTCGTTGCCTTCTTCGTCAAAGGTTATGTTCGATCCCTTTTTGGTGAATACCATAGCGCCAGGGAAGAAATTATTTCGTACATTTCTGTACTTGACATTGGACAGCCCTTCATCGGTACTCATTTCTGTAGCCACCCGGTCACCTTTCCCGACAGGATAAGTATTTTTCCCGGCCATTGACACCCATAGGATTTGACCTTTGTAGTATTCAATGCCTCCGGCTGCTTCTATTTGAGCCAGTATAACATCTTTTTGAGGGTTAAAAACATCTATATAGTCGATGTTTTCTTTCTTGACCTGCAGAGCTTTCCCTTTACGTGTCTTCTTTCCGCTCCAGTCTGGATGTACTGCTATTTTTGCCACATAACCGTTTTCATCTTCTTCTGTCAGACGGCAATTTTCAAATGGTACGTGCTGCATCTCCACTATCTCACAGAAAACATTGTAGTTAACATGGATTGCTATTCCATTGAGTTCGGACATGTCTTTACATAGTAACATGTGCACATCATCCAATGTGTCACCTTTTCGATTGACTACATATTTGGAAAAAGCAACCTCACGGAATCCGTTTCCTTCAATGAAGTCAGCGAAACGGTCTGAGCATTCAGATGCAGTAGAGCTTGCAGCAATGATATTCTTTAATGTCTGCGGATATAGGTTGTCCTGTCCGTAGGCTTGAATTCCTAGATTTTGTAAATAGCTTGTATCAATGCGGTTACTGCTTTTCTTTTTTAAATCTCTTACTCTCATATTCGCGAGGTTTACGTTCGTCCTTTATTTCTTTTATTCAACTTTATCTTCGCCTTCTCCATTCATTGCGTTCACAATTTCAATGGCCTTGCTTAGATGCAGATTCAGAATTTTTTTACTGATTTTCTTGCCGTTGATTTGGAAATCTTTCAACGTGTCAGCCACGGATTCTTCAGAAACTCCGTCTTGTAATGATTCTACCATTGAATCAAGCAGGCTTTGATTGTATCCACATTTGTTAACACGTTCTTTCCAGTCCGTAGGTATATGGGCGAAATAAATTTCACCTTTTGGATTTTTGGCAAGGTACTTTTCAGCAACTTCATCAGTGAGGTTGTCATTAGTGTACATTTTATTGCTTCCGAACTCCGGTTGAAGCAGGACACCATTCTTTAATATATAATTACATTTTTCTTTCATACGGTTATTCTTTTTGATGTAAACAGTCATTTCGATTACAGCATCGCGATAGCAGTCGTTACACGATGTCTTGGTGAATTCTTTTCCTAATACTTCCTTGTACAATCTTTCTATCTCCGATTTATCAGAAGAGGAGTAGGAGGGAAGATCTCCTAGCTCCTTTAATTTATCAACCACTTCTTCTAACTCCATAATCATTCAGCTGGTTTTGTCAGTGTTTCAACAAGCGTTTTTGTCGCATCGTAAGATGTTTTGTACAAGAATAATGCTGATTTGGGAACCTTGGTTTCTTGCAAAGAGATATTCCATCCCCCTTCCGTTTCTTCGGAATACTTGTCATTGCCGATCTCTGCGGCTTTCAAACCTTGGTAGTAACCGTAAACCTGGAAAGCTGAATCTCCCGGATTTTCGGTTTTATTTAACCCTTTGGCTTTATTTTCCAATACAACGACAAAATCACCGTTAGCAAGCCCGTCAATAATGTCATTGCATACATCGGGGTCATTTGCTAATACAACCATGTTCACTATGTTAGTAAACGTGTTACGATAGGTTCCTGTTGCCAAGGTTGTATTGGTACCAGTAAAGGGGGTTGCACCGAATACCTGTACCTTGTAACCTTTTTTACCTGTTTTCAGTGCAAGAGTTTCGATCACATTCTTACGGGTTGCGTTGAATGTAACCGCACCGAAATCCACGTCTGCGCGATTCATTATCACACCTTCCTGTTCCAGCCCGGGAACGATAGGATCATCGCACGATGGTGCGATGTCCTTTTTGATTGTTATATCACATATTGCCATATTTGCTCTTTTTCGTTAGTATGCTACCTGTACCAACTCATCTTCGCCAATCATGGAACCTAATTTTCCTGTTGAATAAATGTAGTTCTTGCGGGCTTTCTTATCAAACCAGATATCCAAGTCCGACATCGGTTCGGTGCCCTCACATCCATACATCAAGTTCTCAGGAGAACATAAAACAGCACGATGCGGTAAGTTAAGTTTGGTTTTGTTGTTCTGATAGGCTTGAATAAATCTATCCCAAATGGAACATTTAACGATGGTTGTTCCATCGTATTTGCTGACCTCTACACCGTCAAATACAACTTCCCAGGGCATGATTACCTTGTACTTTTCTTTCATATCGTGAGTCAGAGCATCGCACATTGACTTGGTGGCGAAAATTGCGCATCCGTCTTTTTGGAAAATCCGGCTGTCGGCATCTTGCAACATCGCATCGAATATTGATGTGGCAATGCCTGTTTCTTTCATCTTTGATTTTTGTAATGCATATGATTCTTCTGCGTTGGCTGCAATTTCAGTGTGCTGTCCGGTATTGTTGGTACAGATGGCAAACAGACGTTTGAAAAAACCGTCACATGTTTTAAATAGTTCGATGTTTACTCCGTCAGTGATTTGACCACCTCCAGTGACAGACGCTGCTGATTTATCTCCAAACCATGTAAAACGCCACATCATTTTCATCATAGCTTCAGACAGCTTCGGCAGTACAATACCGTCCATATATTCGGTCGATGTCAGGTCTCCTATATTTGTTCCCGTTTTAAGGCAGTACTTGGCAATGGTGTTTTCCAAGTCTGTATAGCACATTTCCAAAGGAATTTGCCAATCCCCGATTTCCCATTCCTTTTGGGCGGCAGCGATAGCCACTTTTTTATATTCAGGGTCGCATCCGGAGCCGGCTATTCCGATATCTTCCATTTCACCGATAAAACCTGCTTTTTTACCGTTAGTCACATTGGGCATAAACGTCATAAAACGCTCCATGTCCTCGTTTTGAAAGACTGTTAACTGAATAAGGTCTTTCAAGTCTTTTACAGCCTGATTATCAGGTGTAAGTTTGTCAAAATCTAAAATAGGCATTTCCCCTCCTTTTATTACTTGTTGTTTCTTTTTTCTCTTTCTTCACGAAGTTTTCTCTGAATGGGCGTTTCATTTTCTTCTACTCCTTTTATACCCTTGTTGAACGTTTGGGTACGAGCTGACACTTTATAAGTACTACAATGTTTTGCCAGCCAGTTTTCGCCCCCGGCCATACGGACTGCGTTCAGAATCTTGTTGTCCTCAATGGTACGGGCATTCGTCTTTAGAGAAGCATTCTCAGTTTCCAACTCTTCTATACGGGCTTTTAAAGCTCTCACTTCATCCTCTTCCAATTCATCAGGATCTTTAATTTCTGTAATAACGCCATCTGTCACAATGATAGTCTTTCCGTCAGGCATGACATGTTCGCCATCGGGACTTGCTGTATCTCCCACTTGGGGTTCACCTTCATCTCTTTCCACGGTAAGCGTGTTACCTTCGGCATTTGTCAATTCCATAGATACGACCTGTACGTCTTCAATTTTTTGATAGCCGCATTTGGCCAGCAGCCTGTCTATGATAGTCTGCTTCACTGTTACTTCTTTTTCTTTGTTCATTTTTTTGTTATTAAATGTGTAAGTTCTCCCTTTGGCAGTTGTAGGCATAAGAACGGTCGTGATAAAACCTAATTGTTTGGCTGTTTCACCACCAAACCAACCGGCTTTATTCATTTGGGCTTCGATAACTGAGGCTTCCGATCCTGTGCGTTCTACATACAAAGCTAGCATCTTGTTTTTTTCACTCTCCAAGTTTGATTTTATTGATTCTAGGGTTTCAAGATCAAGATCTCCATCGTATGAAGCCATATAAGGCTTGTGAATAAGAAACTTTGCATGTGGATAAGCAAAACGTCTTTCTTTTGCAGCGGCCAATAATATCACGGTTGCCATGGATGCACATCGTCCTACTGCAGTACAGCTGATTTGCTTTCCTGAAGCACGTAAGGCGTCATAAATGGCATACCCTTCAACGGCATCACCACCGCATGAATGTATCTCAATATCAATAACGTGGTCATTTGGATCTATCCAAGATAGGAAATTTTGAATATCGGGAAAAGACAATCCCTCTTCACCAGTTAGATACCAATTTTCCATTTTGTCTTTATCCGCAACAATATCTTTGTTGATGTATAATTTCGCCATATATAATCTATTTTGAAGCAAAGGTAAAAAACGGTATATGGCTATAAGAATTTCAGAACATAATAGCACTGACACGCTTTGTCAGTAAAAAAATAGGGGGAAGAATAATCTTCCCCCTTATTGAATTGAAACGTCAACGGACAACCTGTCAATGACTCTATAGATGGTCCTTTCTGAAATGCTGTATTCATCTGCCAGGTACTGCATGATATATGCCTTTTTATGACCTTCAGCCGTAAGACGGGTGTAGTCTTTATACATTTCTAGGTATTTAATATCTGATGCATCTAATGACATTTCAGACATTATCCTAAGAGTGTTCCTGTTTATATATAATAGTTCGTATGCTTTCATAAACTACCGCTTTCTTCTATGTATTTAATTCTATTCGCAACTGAAGTAAACTCTTCTACAGAAACGACAGGGGCAGGAGCCATCATCATTCCTTTGGCGACTGCTCTGGCCAGCATATCTTCGCCTAAAGTTTGATTATTCGTTGCTGTTACATTAATAGGTACACCTCCACCCATCATATTGAAGGATGATAGGATAGGGGCGAACATGGACGTAGCTTTGGCAGTTATAACGGATTCTCCATTCGACAATTGTGCCGGAATACTGTCGCTCGTTCCTGTCCCCGGTCCTGTAACCAAACCACCTTCTGCAAATTTAGCACTTTTTACTATCTTAACAGCATTTGCAATGTTAGAAAGGATTGTTGCAATACCTGATGCCATTGTAGCTATACCAAGAATACCTTTCCCTGATTCTGCGGATACCATTTTTGCGATCGCCTTACCTGAATTGATGGCGATCTCTGCCAAAGCCAACATTTTGCTTGCCATAGCAAATCCTCTGTCAGACTCCCCAATTTGTTCTGTGAGAGCTACAAGGCCATTTGTCACCTGTTCCATTGCTTCATATTTAGTTTGTTCTATTTCAATCTCCTTATCGCTCAGTTCTTTTTTGGATTCCAGATAAGCATTCTGTGCTTCCAGCTTGCGAAGATTGAATGCTTCTATACTTTCACCTTCCATTTGCTGCAGGCTATCGAGCTCGGCTTTCTTTTGTTCCATCCTTATACGAAGAATTTCCTCTTCGTTATCATATGCTTGTGCGATTTCCGTTTCAAAGCGTATGCGCATGGCTTCCTGTTGCTTGTTGATAATATCCTGCTCATGAACTGTTGCCAGTTCGTCTATCTTGGTATTGTACTTTGCTTTAATGGCCAGTTTCATTTCTTCGGTCTGTTCTGTGCTGGTAAGTTCCGCCTCTTGTTGTGCTTGTAATTGTTGTATCTTTAACTGATACTCCTGCTCGCTGCCTTCCTTGACCGATTCCAATTGCAGGGATATCATTTTTAAACGGTTCTCCAGTTCTTTTTTCAGCTCCTCATCGGACAACTTGCTAAGCTCCATAGATTTTTGTTGTTCCAAAGCCTTTATTTTGGCGTTGATGGCTTCACGAGCCTTGGCGGTAAGGTTCTCTTCTTGCTTTAAACTGATTTGCAAATCCTCAATCTGCCGGGAATAGTTCAATTCAATCTCTTTCCGTGCTTGTTCTCTCTTGTCTTTCACTAAGGCAAGCATAGCATCTTCTGCTGCCCTTACTGCTTCCAGTTCTGTTTGCTTTGCTTCCTTTGCTTTGTCTGCACCTTCCTGGCGGATAGAGTTTAGGGTGTTTTGCTGCTCTGTCTGACGGCCGTAACTATCTTCCATTAGCTCCTGAAGTTCGTTGAATTGGTCACGGAACACTTTAAGGTCTTCTATCGTACTATCTGATAATCCAAGTTTTCCTATTACTTCATCGGCTGTAATATCACCAGCTTTAATCTGCTCCATCAACTTGCGTACTTCATTGTTCATCTCGGTAAATCCAAGGGTGTTAGCCAGTCTTGCTTCTGCTAGTTCTGTCTGTACGGCAAGGTCCTTCTTCTCAATTTCCGCAGCTTTTTCCGCAGCTTTAATACGTTCCTGTGTGGATAGGGTTTGGTCATCTGCAGCTTTTTTCAGCTTCTCAATTTCAGCTCGGTTAGCGGCACGTGACATGGACAGCATGACTTCCCTCTTGTCTATCTCATTCAAGACTTCTGCCAGCTTCCACGCCTGTTTGGTTTCATTGACTATTTCATCACCGATACCAGCGAATATGGATTTGGCATCATTCCCCGCCTGTTTGAAGTTCCCGGTAAACAGATTCACTAAAGCACTTCCCAACTTGCCTGCCCGGTCTATTAAGACATTTACAGTGGCACCCAGAGCCCCCATTATTTTATTGGCTGCTTCCACGCCCTTCTGTGTTTTGGTGAACCATGATACCAAAGATCCTAAAGCTACAATTAATACTCCAATACCAGTTCCAAGTAGAGCAACTTTCAACAGTCTCAAAACTTTAATCCAGCCGGTTGTGGTGGTCGAAACAGTAAGCATTTCTGTTTTTACTTCAGACAAATAATTTCTTACTCCACCCAAGGAGGTCACCATTACATTTATCTGCTGCACGAACGGGATATTGGCATTGGCGGCTTCCATTATAGCTTCCTTGTAATTGCCAACATTTCGGTAATACCGCTGTGTCTCTTCTTCAGCGCCCTTTAGAGCATCAGTAACCTCATTAATTCTATTTTTTATGTTCATGCCTGTATCCGCATTTCGTTCCGCTTCGGATAAAGCATCGTATTCAGCCGTTAGGTTTGACAGTTGGGCACGAAGAGAAACAAGGCTGTTTTCTTGTGCCTTCTCCTGCTTGAGCTGATTTTGCATTGTTTTCGTTATAACACGTATCGAATCATTACAGTCGTTGATATAGGCTTTAGATGCCGTCATTTCTTCATTGTACTGCTGCCGGGAAATAGCTCCGTTTTTCAGTTGCTGTTTTAAATTCTGTTCTGCTTCTTTGGCTTTGTCGATTTTTGTCTGATACTCGGCTATAGCTTTGATAGCCTCATTATAATTCACTTTGATATCAAGTATCTTTTCTACTTTGTCTGCCATAATTAATCCAATTGAAAAAGTTTACATTCGCAAATACCTGTTTTCTCTGCTTTTATTGATATGACTGCGTAATATTTTCCATATTGGGCCAGATAAACAGGTACAGACATATCCAAGTTTCGTAATTCATGATCTCTGATTTCTACCAGCTCGGTAATAATCTTAGGTTCTCTGATATATTTCTGATAAGATTTGTAGTTGTTTTCAATAATAGTGTTCCAGTCCAGACCGTCAAAAGTTGCTGTATTGTCGTTCTTTAGGACCAGTAGTCTGGGATCTGTACTTTCGTTATATTGTAAAGCTCCGTCAGATGTATAGGAATATATCGGGATAGTTGCGATTCCACCTTTCATTTCAGACGCTGCGAAAGGCAATGTCAGCGTTTCCTGTTCATATTCCAAAGTCTTATCGTCAACGTATATGATTCCATTGTATTTGTTTTTGTCGTCATTTTTCCATTTGTATACATTCCTTTGAGAGAATCCGTCAATTTTGAAAGATATATTTTTAGGACGGTTTGCACTATATGAGGCGATAACTCTTTTGGTCCAGTTCAGAGCTTTGGTCTTATTTTCTATGATGGTATCAATAGGAACGAAGCTTACGATATTTCCATTGCCGGGAATGGCAAAAGTTCCACAAATAGATGCTATAGCTTTGATAAAGTCTATCTGTTTTATATCAGGTAGGTTTGGAACATAATAGAACCGGGAGTTTGCTTCATCAGTGTCTTTCAAATAGACAGTATCTCGCATCGTTATTTTGACATAGCTTCCTTCTTCTATTGTATAATTCCCCAATTCTGCATAAGGATCGTACAGTATAGCGCTGAGTTCCTCTGTATCTCCTGGATTAAACTCCCCATCTATAGCGAAAGAATACCTGTATTGATTTTCTTGTAATAAGGATATACTCGGATTACACCTGAATTTCAACTTGCTGGTTATGGATTCTTTGTTCCGTATATCGAAAGAAACACCATATTCACCTGAACTTTGCGGTTCCTGGCTAGTATTGACTATTATATTGATAGTTCCAATAATTCTAAGGGGTACGTTCTCTTTCTGCGGCTTGAATCCGATTACCTTGCCTGACGAATCTTTTGTTATAGCCACATAATAGTCAGATCCACTTTCCACAAATTGGAATATTTTGAGAATCCATCCTCCTGGAATATTATATGGAGATATTCCGTCATTTGTTAAAGTTGTAGTGCGAGCTTCGATTTCTTTTGGTGCGCTATTTCTTGAAAGCAATGGAATAACTAAAGTTTTCAACAGTTCGTAGTGTTGTTCTTGGAATTTAAAGGTGATATCGGCATCAGCTTCTATTTTGTTCAAAACCCACATAGCTGTAACCACAGGGTGATACCAGGCAGCCGGCTCATCATTTTTAAAGCCATAATCAATTTTAGGTATTCGGGGCGAATTGTCTCCTTTCTTCCAAATGATGTAATCTTCGTTTTCTGTCCTGCCGTACGATAAATCCTGCAATGTCTTGTTGTCATTTACAATTTCTGCAAATTTAGAAACATTGCCCCATGTCATGGCTATATCTATGGTTTCGGATATTTCTATAAGAATGACGCTGGCGTCCGGTATGATTTCAATCCCATTGCGCAAATAGCGTCCTTTGTGGTTGATACGAGCATATTGTGCTGAATGGGATGGGAGATGCGCATAATTAATCACATGACAGTTGTTGACTGTCAAAGGTAGCTTGATGGAGTATGTGTTGTTGCTTGTGATCTTGCTTACATCGCTAAAAATATTACTTCTAAAATTCAATGTGATATTGGTACTTTCATTAATATCCATTGCTTTGTTATCTATGAATAGTAGTTGTTCTGTCATAAGCTCTGCACGTTAGTTTCAGGTAATATAATGTTCGCTTCAAAGTCTTGCAGTGATACCCGCTGTTTGACGAAATTTCCCACAGACACATTTACGGCCATCCATCTGGCGTTACCGTTATCATCATAGCCCATGAACATATCAACAACAGGAGATGTGGCCATTTGGTAAAGGAAGTCATAAGTTATGCTGTCTATTAATGGAGCGCATACGGGAAGTGTCGTTTCTTCCATTTTCCTTTGCTTTCGTCCGCTACCTCCATGGTATCCGTTCTTGTAACTGTAATCCTGCATATTGTTTCTGATGAACTCTCCGTCATTGGATACCTGCGAAGTCTCGTCTCCTTGCATGAATAGCCAGTAACACCACATTCCATGGCGGTTGATCCATCTCAAGTATATTCCACAGTCTGAATTGTCAACCTTACAAGTGATCTTTGTGCCCATATTGAGCAGCCCTCGGAAGGTGAAATCAAAGGTGTGGTCAAAAACAGATGCTGCCGTATTACTTCCAGGTAGATAAAATTCCACCTTGTCTGAAGCATCTATTCCAGCAAGAATGATATTCCATGCATTTTGTCCTGATAATGCGATAGGGGAGCTTTCGGAACCATCTATAGTTACTTTTACATTCCCTGATGTTGCAGAGTATAAGCCTACAGAGAATGGGTAGTTTTTGAACCATGTCAGCACTCGGCTTCCATTATACTGCTCTCCAACCTTACTGGCTCCCCACAATATGAATACGTTGAACTGGAAGCTGTTTTCAAGTGTTCCTGATTCGTTATACATATCAAGCTCTATGCTAAACAGACGTCCTAACTTACTATCTTCGGCGTGAGTTGACTTGTAATCGACTTCTCTGTATTCGTCAAAATAGCTCTGCGTATAGAATGATAGGTCAAAGAAGCAGGAACCACCGAACGTCGCTCTGTTCTCTCTGTCTGATGTGGCTGTGGTGGTGTCCGTTACCGTTGCAGTAACAGATTGATAGTTTCCGCCAAGGATATTTATTATCACAGGATTAAAGCAGAATCCTATTTGGTCAGGATATTCAATTGTTGTATTATCTATCGTATGTGTTCTCATTGTCGAAATTCAGATTTATATGTTCAACTTCTGTTTCATATATAGCCGATACCCTGCTAGCTATATTGTCCACGGTATTTTCTAGATCACGGGAATAGATTTCCTCATGTTTCCTGTTTCGGTATAGTTCCGTTCCTTCCTTGGCTATCTTTCTAGCGACAAGGTAGGCGAAGGAATCGGGCTTCTTTACTTGTATACCCTTATCTTCCACCCATTGGCGGATAATCTTGTAAAATCCTTTCGGAACTTTCCCTGGTCCACGTCCGGTTTCTAGTACCGCGAATGCCTGCCTGCCCCACAAAACGCCTCCGTCCTCCGACATTTCTACTTTCAGACTGCCCTTTGTCCTTCCACTGGCTACTTGTCCGGCTGCTTCATGGTTGGCTATAATTCGCTTGCGTAACGCTTCCAGCTCTTCACCTATTATCCTTAGGGTTCCGGCTTTAGTTTCTGCTGCCATATACAATCTCTTTTACGCTCTTGTTGCAAATAACAGTACCCATTATCTCTTCTAACTTAAGTTGGATAACTATTCCGGTTACATTAACATCCAGCTTGTCATAGAAAACAGAATAAGGGATATCTCCTGATATTTCTTTGAACATCCCACTCCTGTTCAATAGCAATATGAATTCCTTGGCTTTATTCTTGCATCCTTCTATCACTGCATCATTTTCTGTGCCATCAAAATCGAACTTGGTTTTATCCATGAATGCCATCATACAGTTGGGGCAGTCTCTTAACTGCTGTCTGCCTAGATTAAAAGTTCCGCTTACAGGAAGGAGATTAAGCACTGCCGGCAATTTAATCTTGTCCAGTCTTATATTGGCTGTTTGCCAGTTGTCAAAAAGGTAACTTACACCCTCCATGGAGTCTACTATCTTTTTAATTTTTTGCTCTACCGTCATTTCTTCTTACTTAATATGTTTCTTAATCTACGTTCGAATCTTACTCTTTTGGCGTCCATGTCAAGACATTTATATACTCTGACCCATGGCACGCTGTCTACTTCTGCATGATCAGTGATACCCATGCGCTGCGCATAGTAATCAATCATGCCGAAAGGTCCAAAATTTAGCAATTCGGATCCTGCTTGCTTCTCTTCGGGTGTGGGTGGTACATTAGTCGACGCGAATAGTTTATTTATTCGTTCAACTTCTTTGGCCACCCATTGTACGAATCCCAGTACATCGGTAGCTGGAAGTTGGGATATATAACGTTTACTCAGCCCCATCAGTACAGTACAGGGAACGAACAAGATATCGTGTTCTGTTTCGATGGATTGCAGTTGCATCAGTTCTCCCATATTTATGTCGTTTAGGGTATCTGGTGTCTTATACTGCCCTAGTTGATAAGGTTTTTTCAGTTCATCCAACTTGGTTCTAATGACCTCGGGTTCGGTGGCAATGCTGCTTATTGTCAAAAATTCTTTTACTGTCATATCTTTCCTATTTTTGCTTTTGGTCGTTTGGGTGTTGGTTTGATGCGGAATATCATTGCCATTATCAGCATATCAAGGTAATCTGTGGAATGACCTAATATTTCTTTCATTTTTTCTTTGCTGATTATTCCTTTCTTCCGTGTGTCTGCATCAATATGTGCTTGTTTGAGAACTGACAATTCTTCAATGATCCGTTCTCGCTGTGCTTCCGTGCATACGATACGAAGCAATCGATTGTTAATCATCTCAGCCAGTTTGAAGGCACACTCTGATTTCAAATTGTCAAATTCAGGATTAATAGGTCGTGCTCCTCCATGAAACTCCTTGATACCGTTCAGATAGCTTTCAAGATAGTTCCCCAATCCGTCAGAGTCCGCAATCATCTTACTACGAGGAATTGAGCATTCTATCATCATCCGCTTCAGGTCTGTTTCAATGGATTTTCCAGTACTGTATTCCTGATCCAGTTTGATAAAACACACATTCCCTTTCCAATGACCGGCGATAAATCTGTCTCGTCCCTTCATTGCAAGGTCTGCAGAACCGGTAGATTCACCTGCAGGAGCAATGAACTCATTCGTGAACAAGTCACAGATAGCGTCGTAGTTACACAGGGCAGTCGGGTCATTATCATACTCCCAATTGCCGAAATATAGGCGTTCCTTTGTTACCCGGTCTTTTGTGTTTCGAAGACTTTCGATGTAGTCTTCTGTTGCCCAAGGATTATCCTGCACCAAAGCTTGGATAAATGCATAAGGAGCTTGTAATTTGTCTTCTTTCCAGGGCTTGTAGAATTCACGGTATAGCCAGTTTTTCTTCGGGTTGCAGGTGATAAGTATCTTTCCGGGTACATGGTATACATCGTTCATGTGGCGGCCGATACGGGTTTTCAAGACTTCGAAGGCAAGGTAGTGCACTTCACCAGCTTCCTCTATCCATCCTCCTGTATATTCCTTAGACCCCAATCGTTCATACATCGAATCTTTCACCGGATAATACGTCAAGTCAATATAAACGATTTCACTTCCGTTGTCGAAGGCTATCCCTTCATTTGTTGTCTTGTATGCCGTGAAGCTGTGAGAAGATGCTACCTTATTGAAGGTCACGGTAACGGACTCACGGCTATCCTTCAAATTATTTCGGCCAACAAACCAGCGAGTACCGGGAAGATAGTAGGCACATTGCATCAGCCATTCACAGCCTAGCCATGATTTACCACCACCTCCGGCACCACCATACAATAAAAATTTCGTTTTGCTGTCACGAAGAAAATTGTATGCCAATCGCTGTTTTAAGTTAACCTTTTGCTCCATATCACTTCAATTTGTCAGCTTCGGGAGTATAGGGAAGAAAGTCAAATCCGTTGAAGGGTTTGCCTTGTGTTGTATGATCCACTTCCTGTTTGTCGGACAACCCTAGCTTTCGGGCTATAATGTTTGCATTGAAAGCGCCAACACAGGCTCCTTCAAATTGTTGAGTCTCGATGGTTTCTTCCACCCGCGCGATGACGTGCAAAAAATCTTCATCATTTTTTTTCATGCATTCACTTCTGAAGCTACTCCACCAACGTGATGAAGTACCTAGATAGATACATAATCCGGTGAGAGAGTAGGGGCGCTGTGTAGGTGAAACTTCTTGTTGTGTTTGCTGTTCATTAACAGTTTCTGTTCTTTTACCTTTTTTGCGTCTAACAGGCATGGTACGTTGTATAGCCTTTCTTGTTGTCCATGGGTTTTCATCACACCATTGGAAATATTCGCACGCCGCCTCCCATAACGCTTCAGGCGTGGCGAAGAGTTTATCCCTGCCATGCTTGCTGCGTAACATCCAAAACTGATTTCCTTTAGGTGCTGCCATTGTTTATAGTGTTTTAAAGATTGGTATAATTTCTTTGTCCAGATCCCATTTGCGATTATTGGGAAGAGGAAGTGTGAATTCATATTGCAACGCTTTCAGATAATCACTCTTACTTGCGCTCCTTCCGTTGGTTGATGCTACTTGAAATGACGAACCTCTTAACTCTTTTTCTGGGCTTATCTTCATTCCTTTATCGAATATGTTAAAATCCTTTCCGATGTAAGCTGTGTTTAATCTGACGATGTCAGCTGTGGAATGATAATGCTGGAAGTACCATTCACCAAAACGGAAGTTGGCTGTGAAGTTCTTTGCGTCAAGAAATACGGCTTTAGAACGATGGTCGTGTGTTTCCTTGCGTTCAGATGATTTCTGGGCGAACAGCAGCGGAATGCCAGACCAGAATATCATTCCTCCGGGCTTGCATAATGCTGATAACGAAAGTAAGACATTATTTTCATCCTCTTCTGAGTTTACAGAGTTCAACACGCTATCGCACACAACCACATCGTACAGCCCGTAGTCCGACAAGGTCTTGCATATGGAAGCACAGTCTTGCCTGATTTCCTTTTCATCAATGATGTCCGCTCCATCTTTGCGGTGGAAGAATTCAATGGCGTCAATGAGATAGCCTTTTTTCTTCAGTATGGTTGCGTAATCCTTTTGTCCGGCACCGAAATCGAGTATGCGCATATCCTTGGTGATGTATGGTATAACCTGCGTTTCATACAACGTTGAATGGCTACGCTTGCTTGGAACCCCGTTCTTTTGCCGTAGCCGTGCCTTTTGGGCAAAAGACTGTATATAGGTCTTTCGTTCCAGATGGGAATACTCGAACACTCCATATTCCTTAGAGAAGTATTTGAGCGCGATTTCTTCTTTCCCTTCTGGAAGGACATATACAAGTAGGTCCATACCTAATAGTTTTACCGTTTTGGCATATACTGTTGAGATGATCACTTTCCCGGTATGGTCACATACGGCATTTGCAAACTGGCCGTAACGGAGAATCATTTTCGTAAGGTCAACAACACGTGAGTTGTTTCCTCCTTTGGAAAGAATGGAGATATCTTTGTTGGATACAGTATAAAATCCTTCTGTTCCTTTAGGAAGACTTACATTGATTTCTGGTTGGATTTCCGACAACTCACATTCCGCATAGTTGTGAAGTTGGTTGAACCTTACTTCATCGGTGGAGTTTACACCATCAAGAATAAAGGCTGGAACATGGGTATACCCAAGCAGCTTCATTGTCTTTGTACGTTGGTGTCCTGCCATGATACGTTTATCCGATTGACGTATGATGATCGGTTTGATAATGCCTAATTCCTTGATGGATTTTTTTAAATCTTCTTGTGCTTCATTAGTGAGCAGGCGTGGGTTATATTCTGCCGGGTTCAATATTGATATGTCTATGTATTCCATCATAAGCTAAGTAGATTATTAACAAAACCAACCATTACACCGTTCTCATCCAAATATTCAGAAGCCCGTGCTTTCAGTGCTTCCAGTTCGCTTTCACTGACTGGAATCTTATACCCCTCAAATACCAAATATTTGATATGAGCTCCGGCTTCATAGTTTGCGTTCTTGAGTACATTATGACTGTCTTCTATATCTTCTGAAAAATCTGTCGGATCAGGAAAGCTGATGCCTTCCATACCCCAATTAAGCAACTCGTTACAATCCCAGTCAAACAACTTGGTTATGTCCCATTGTCCGTTGTTAACGTTATCACGTATGATTAGCTCACGTTCCCTTTCCTCGGTCAGGTTGGGAATAAGAACGGTCGGTACTTGTTGCATACCTAGCGATATACAGGCATCATACCTTTGGTTTCCGGCTATAATGATCAATTCGCCAGTACGGTCTGACAGGATGATCGGTCGGGCTTCGAAATAATCCGGATTGTTTCGGATTGACTCTTTAAGTTTGTCTAGCTGTTCATCCGAAATAGTTCTTGGATTGTTTTCCAGTTTCTTCAGTTCCTCTAGTTTTCTGTAAATAATTTCCATAATTGCTTTTTTTGCGTTACAGAAACGAAGGTACTTAATAAGGGAGCTAAGGGGAAAAATGAGGAAAACAAAGTACTGACACGGCTTGTCAATACTTTGTTATGTGTGTTATAATTCCTTTGTTGATATCAATGCCGAATTGCTGGTAAGATAAAGAATTACAGGAAAGTATTTCACTGGTAACCTGTAAAGTCTTGCATTCTTCTTTGATGAACGTTAATATGAAAAGTGGGAAAGATAGATAATGCTTTTTGCAGATTTTTGGAACGGAGTAGAAACGTGACTTTACTTGTTTTCGTTTTCATTTCCATTGTAGCTATCCTCTGATAATCACATATCTTCCGGCGGCTATTTCACTTCTATACTCGACAGAATAGCCCTTGTTTATAAATGCTCTTATGACATTATCGTGCGCCAACTCCGAAATTTGGTGTCTGTCCTTAGCGTCACTTCCAGTATTTTTTGCCCAACAATGAGGCCAGTTATTTCCCCATCCTACGCCATAATGAAAGTAAACACATTCACCTTTCTCTTTGATTTCCGAGAGGATGAAAGATACAAGTGCGTCTTCCTCGGATTTTCTTCTATTTGATTTTGGTATTTCTATTGTCAACATACTGATTTATTTTTAGCGTCCAACCATTTATCCCGTCTTTCTCTACACGCCTCTAAGGTAGGCGCACAACAAGCAAAGAGTTCACCACTTTCAGTACGGTAATCGTACTGGTACATTCTCACTCTCTTTCTGCCTAACTTTGTTGTGTAGGTAGTGTAATTCTCTTTACCGGGTTGGCATACGCTGCAACCTCTTTCGTCGTTAATTGAGTTCATAAGCTATTTATTTTCATTATTTTCTACTTCATTCAGTTTTCTGCCACACATCGGGCAAAAGTTAATCGCTATTTCATCATAAAAAGAAGAATCGGTTGAATATGCGTTGTAATCGACATTAAGCGTTGTTCCAGTGATTGTTAGACTGCAAGTATTACCAAAATCTACAGGTTCAACGATTTCTTTATATCCATACTTTAAACGTCCTTTTCTTGAACGACCTAAGCATCCCCATTCTGTTACCGATTCACCTTTACAGAATTTACAACCGTTACTGTCTGTTATTGGATGTTCTTCTGCCCAAGTAATGCCAGAGCCAAACATATTTATCATATCAGTTCTATCGAACCCCTCTAAGCCGTTCAAATCATCTATGATAGAATTAGCTGCCAATTCTATTTCTTTACCTCTATCCATAATCATTCAATTCTATAAGTTCTCTAACATACATTGTCCGCATTGATGAAAAAAATCATTTTCTCTCAACTTTGAAGCAATTTCATAAGCTATATCATACGCCAGCTCATCTAAATCCTCGCCCAAGTAATATGTCTCGTCTTGCAGGGAGGCGAAATCTTCGTCCTGTTCAATTTGTTTTTTGAAGTAATCAAATCCCACTTTTTCATCTTCAAAGAAATCAGCCCATATCCAACTATCTTTGCTAATGTCATCAAATTGACGTTTGAGAGATTGGTATGCTAATTTTAAAAGTTCTTCGTTCATAATCAATCTATATTTAATGTTTCACATTCAACCGTTCTTCACTCGTATAAGCCACTACAAGCCCAGTTTCATCATGCTGTATGGTGATGTACTTTTCACCCCTCTCTATAGTAGAGAAGTCATAAGGCGTTACCATCTTATCCAATACTTTACCCAGTTGCTTCATTAGTGGGGCTTCAGGACTGATAACTAAAACTAAATCTGCTTTCATAATCGTGCATATTGTGGTAGCTCGAAAGCTACCGGATTAGAACTCAACCAATATCAATCTTTCTAAAGAACCTGATGCTTTCACCCACATATGATTATGTCCGAAACCATAATCGAAAAACAGTTTAAAATAAGGGTGTCTTACTATTAAAGAGCTCATACAGCCTCTTAACTCGTCTTCTGACATACAAGAAGTTATTTCATTGATAATTTGAACGAAAAGGAGTAAAACTTCTGGTTCATTATTCAATAACGGTTTTTCTATAACTGCTTTTAAAAATATATTTTCTTTCATATTCTTCTATATTGCGCAGGGCTTTCGCCCTGCTGGTTAAACTTATAATATTGTAATCTCTTTATTGCCTACTTCTGTATCTACATTCAGAACCTCGTACTTTTGAGCCTTGTAGTTATAAACGACTTCACAGGTATTGAAGCCTCTGCCATCTTCTCTTTGGTCATAAACAGTATCTATATGCTGATACATTTTATTGCCTAACATGAAGTTTACCTTACCTGACGTGCAGAAGTAAAATGCTACTGCATATTTCAATGTCTTCTCTTCATCAATCTTCTTTGTTGCCATATCTTATATATTTTAATTGTTATTCAAACTATGTTTTTATTATCATGATGCAAATATCAAATTTTATTTTGAATAAAACAAATTTTGATAGAAAATTTTTCAAATTATTTTTTGATACTATTCTTTATATATTCTATGTATAATTTGAAAACTATTCCTATCTTTGCATCAAATTATAATTTGAATATCATGCTAAGAGTACAAGAAATCTGCAAACAGCAGGGCATTACCATGCAAGACCTTGCTAAAAGAATGGGAGTGACATATCAGGCCTTGTATGCCGCAGTGTCCGGCAACCCTACCATTGGGAAGTTAGGAGAAATTGCAAAGGCATTAGGTGTAGGAATAACTGACTTGCTGAATGAAGATAAGGAAGAAAACACTGTTGTTTGTCCTCATTGTGGAAAAAAAATTAAATTAGAGAAAGGAGAATAATATGGACTATTTAATAATTGGAATACTGTTCTTCATAGGGAACATTGTTTGGAGTGTTATCTTATTGTGTTTTCAGTCTTACGCCAAAAAGAAAGGAGAAGATTTGGCAACAAAAGAAGATATTGCAGGGATTACTAAAGAAATCGAGTCTGTAAAAGATAGCTATAATAAATCATTGGAAGAACACAAAATTGAACTTCAAAAAGAATTTGAATCATATAAGTATATCAATGAATTGTGTAACAGCATAGATAAGGAATTATTAAGAAAGCTTGTTACTTGCAAAAGGGAAATGGAAAATGATTTTAGAATACATCGAGACAACGATGAGTATGGTTCTTGCGAATCATCAATCCAATCATTATATGATTACTTAAAAAATTATGATGTAAGATATAAGCACAATGAAAACGTAAAACTAATTTTTGAACATTATGAAATAATTGAAGGACTACATGAAAATTATGAGGAAGGATGTGGTCCGTTTGATACACCACAGTACATAAAGGAGCTTGGCAGAATCCATAGTTATGTTGATAGACTAATAGCTATTTTCTTACCAAAATTTTCAATAAAGCCGGATCACTAAACTCCGGCTCATTAATTGATTAGCCCTTTGAATCTTAACCGATTTACGATTTCGGTGTAAAGATACTCTATATCCCCGCTGAAATCCCCATAATTCTGATACAGAAACACGACATCTGCATGGTTGTCGGAAATAGTACTAAGTGCTACTCTTGGACCGGAACTTTTATAAAATGACGTACTATCATTTGATTATCTTTAGCTTGTTATACCAGTGTGAAGAGAAAGGGAACCACCCGATTAGGAATGATTCCCCGAAAATGGTTACTTTATATAGTTTGCTCATGGATTTTTCTTTTTAAGTATTTCAACACATTTTTTTATCCCATCATCGAAACCATGCTTATACCCTTTAGCGTATTCTCCAATGTTATATACCGCCATTGCCAACACAAACAGGATGATACCTACAGGCTTATACCAACCGGGAAGTGATATAGAAAACGGCTTAAATGTAATTGTGAGATCTCCAACCCATAATAGGGCGATAATAAATATAATTGTAAATAATATTGTTTTCATAATCATATAAGTTTTAATGCTTCCTGTAATCCAGATTCAAGTGCTTCCTCGTAGGTATTATAACGGATAATAGGTCTGTCAGACAATCCTACTAAATCATGGTTAGGAATTGTTAGTATATCATATATCCAATAATTTCCATACATATAGGATATTTCGATATGCAGGTTCTTAGTTTCACGAAGCCACTTTTGGGCAACATACAACACTGGACACAAAAATTCAACTGGTTCGTTATCTATTTCCGTACAACATGACATACTTTGCGGAATGTCGTATCTTCTAATAATATTATCGCAACTTATTGTGTGTTCACACTTCCAATTAAACCCTTTCTCTTTCAGCATCTTTGCTGTTTCCAATGTTACAAGTTCTTCGGTCATGGTTATTCTCCTTTCTTCTTTATTCCACTTATTTTTTTGCATTTTATTATTAGAATGTTAGTTTTTATTAGTAAGTTTGCAAAAACTCGTAATTATGGATATTGTATCTTTATTTTTATCTATCATCGCTGTATCGGTTACTGTCTATAATTGCTATAGACAATATTTTAAGAAAACGGAAGGGATTGCTTTAACTATATCTGGTGCTCTAATTGAAAATAACGAATTAAAAGTTTGTCTTCTTTATACAAACATAGGAAATCAAACTGCTACTATCACCAATGCATCTATTTTATTAGATACAAATAGTCTGGGACATTATAGTAAGGAAAACCATGCATCCATTTGTGATGGGATAACTCCATTTACCCTTTTTGAAAAAGGGCAAAAAAGCATAACGATATCTTATCGATTACCAGATTTTAAAGACTTAGATATCAATAGTATATCCATTAGGATTCTATCTGCTTATACTAACAGGGAAGGGATATTATTTAAAGATAATCATTCTGTGGGGCACTTGAGTACTAACGACACAAAAAAATGTTTTGTATGTGTTTCAACAGATACTCATAGGTTGTCTCAGAATAGAATCATTATGTCCATGCAATAATTACTATTTTCTAATCTGTTTAAATTCTGGTAAAACACCGAGATATAAGTACTGATTATCATCGGTTCTGTACACTGTGATGTAATATAATACATCGCCTTCATTTTTAATGGCATCGCATCTTTGCATAAGGTCTCTTGAGCAATATGCAGGAGGTATGATATCCGCTATGTAGTTGTATAACCTTTCGTCAATATAATCACCTGGGCACAAAAAACATCCAAATCTTTATCCTGTTTAGCCCATTGTTTAAAAGTCTTTTTCATTTCTGTTCCTGTTTTGAGGGTTATTCACTATCGTATTCTGATATGATTTCCAAAATATCGCTTTGTATTTTTTCATCAGTTAGCATGTGCTCAACTAATTCTTTTAGATGCGATGGTCTGGCTATAATACACTTCGCTATGTCATTGTTATCGGTAGCCATTATTATAATTCCACCTTCATGAGTCTTAGGTAGGCGTACTGCCATTTCTTTAGCAAATGCCTCTACGTCTTGAATAAATTGACTTTTCATATTAGTTCCTTTCTATATCGTATTACGTTAATTGATTTAAAATTTCTCTTCGAATAATTTCCCTTGCGCTAAATCTGAATAACCCTTTCTTTTGCTCATGAAAATCCGCAATAGGTATTTCGTTTATATAGTAATAGAAAGCTTCGTAACCGTCTGCAAAGTTGCGAGCAAGAAACCCATTAGGGTGAGTGTTCATATATCTTTCAACGGCTATTATCATTCTTTGAGCATAACCGGGAAACATCTTAAACTCTAATTGCATCTGCTTGTAATTGCAGAGAGGACAGCCGACACAACCGTGACGGCTCAAATTATATGGAGCGTCATAATACTTTGAATATGGTAATCCGTATTTTCGAATATAGCTCCAAACATCTTCTTCTGTCCATGTGAGGATAGGAAGAATATGCTTTGCGCCTTTCATCCATTTTCTTGTATCACACTGCTCCGGCTCATAATCTTTTCGATTTCTACTTTCGGCAGCTCTCATTCCTTCAATACTACGTTTGCCGATACCATATCTTTCTTTCAGTCTTTCACAACAGAATCGTCGGAGCCGTGAAGGAAGTCCTTTTTCTTCAACTAACTGAAAGAATGACTTTTCAGGGTGTATTATCCTCACTTGCGGATAGTGTCTCTTTATAAAGCTAATCGTGCCCGGTGGATCTACTGTGGTGTTAGCGTAGATCGCATTATACTTAATGCCTGCACGTTCAGCTAGGTCAAGTATAACTACACTATCCTTACCTCCTGAGAATCCGAGTGATAGCAGATCGTCACGTTCCATACTGCGAAGGAAGTCTATTGCTTGCTGCTCTTTCTTGTTCATTTCTATCTCGATTTGAATTTCTTGTTTATTTCTTTTTCAGCAGCTCTGGCCCCTTTCTTGAAACCCTCTACAAAGCTGTCAAAACAGGCTCTATGGATTTCTAAAGTGCATCTTTGCATAAGTGGGC